ATGATTAATGAAGAAGTATCTAGGTCAAGTCTTAATCTTGAAGTAAGGCTTGCAAAAGCAACAAGTAAAGCAATTCTTGATGCCTTAAAGAAAGTACACAAGCAAATAGAAGAACAAGGAGGCTTGAAAAATGTAATAAAAAATAACGGAGAAGAAGTAAAACTAAAAGATATGGTTAAAAAGGGACAGTTAGAAGAAATTAATCTAAAGGATCCTGAGTTAAAAGAATTAAAGAAAATTTTAAATAAACACGGAGTGAAGTTTTCTGTTATGAAAGATAAGGAAACTGGCAATCACTCTGTATTTTTTCAATCTAAGGATATAAAGGTAATGGAACACGCCTTTAAAAAAGCAGTTAAGGCTTCTGAAAGAAAGGCCGATAGAAAAGATTCAATAACGAAAACTATAAATAAGTTTAAAGATATGGCTAAGGACACCATCAGCAAAGATAAAGTTAAAAATAAACATAAGGAGCAAAGCTTATGATAAGTAATTTAAAAACATTTGAAAATAAGAATTTTGGAAAACTCACTGTTATAGAAAAAGACGGTGAGTTTTTCTTTATAGCAAATGAAGTAGCAACTATGTTGGGATATGTTAATCCAAGAAAAGCTATTTATGACCATGTAGATGAAGAAGATAAGGGTGTAACGAAATGGAACACCCCTGGAGGAATACAGAATATTTCAATAATTAACGAATCAGGATTGTATTCACTTATCCTCTCATCAAAACTACCACAAGCAAAAATATTCAAGGCTTGGGTAACTAGAGAAGTCTTACCAAGTATTAGAAAAAACGGAGGATATATAGTAGGGCAAGAAAAGAAAACTAATGAAGAAATACTTGCAGATGCAATTCTTGTAGCCAATAGAATTATTGCCGAGAGAGAAGAAGAGATTGAAGAATTAAGACCAAAGGCAGACTATTATGACAAATTAGTAGATTATAACCTACTTACAAACTTTAAAAATACTGCCAAAGAGTTAGGAATACCACAAAACCAGTTTATAAGTTTTTTAATGGATAAAGGATTAATTTATAGGGATAAGAAAAAGAAACTCTTACCATATGCAGATAAGAACAAAGGATATTTTGAAGTAAAGGAATGGGTTGATCCACTAGGTACACTTGTAGGAATACAAACATTTATAACACCAAAGGGAAGACACTACCTACTAATTTTATTAGATAGTGAAGGTTTCTACGATGAATAAGATATTGGAAGCTGTTCTTTCTGATATTAAAAACTTAATTAAAATAGACAACCCAAAGAAATTTATATTATCAAACATTCCCTATTTATCATTTTGTTACATTGGAAATATTTTTTCTAAGCACATCAATTCTTATGTAGGAGGAGATATTATTGATAGAATAATGGTGGGAATTTCTGATATAGGAACTTTATCTTATATACCAAGCCTTAATCCAAGGGACTTGTTAGTAGGTATTTCAGTTGCTGGTCTTGTTAAGCTACTTGTTTATAGTAAAGGTAAAAATAAAAAGAAATATAGGCAAGGCAAGGAATATGGATCTGCAAGATGGGGAGAAAGTAAGGATATTGCTCCATATATTGACCCAAAGTTTGAAAATAATGTACTAATAACTAATACCGAAAGACTTACAATGAACTCAAGACCTAAAAATCCTAAATACGCTAGAAATAAAAATGTATTGGTAATAGGTGGTTCTGGATCAGGTAAAACAAGATTTTATGTAAAGCCAAATCTAATGCAAATGCACTCTTCCTATGTAGTAACAGACCCTAAAGGCACACTTGTCTTAGAGTGTGGAAAAATGCTTTATGAAAATGGATATGACATAAAGATTTTAAATACAATAAACTTTAAAAAGTCCATGAAATACAATCCCTTTGCTTATTTGAGAAGTGAAAAAGATATTTTAAAGCTTGTCCAAACTATAATTGCTAACACCAAGGGAGATGGAGAAAAGGCAGGAGAAGATTTCTGGGTAAAGGCTGAGAAGTTATATTACACCGCCCTTATCGGATATATCTATTATGAAGCACCTGAAGAAGAAAAGAACTTTAAGACACTTTTGGATATGATTGACGCAAGTGAGGTCAGAGAAGATGATGAAACCTATATGAACCCCATTGATAGGCTTTTTGAGGCTCTTGAAAAGAAAGATCCAAGTCATTTTGCAGTTAAGCAATATAAGAAATATAAGCTGGCAGCAGGAAAAACTGCCAAGTCAATTCTCATATCTTGTGGAGCAAGACTTGCACCTTTTGACATAAGAGAACTTAGAGAGCTAATGAGTGAAGATGAATTAGAACTTGATAAAATTGGAGATAGAAAAACTGCTTTATTCGTAATAATATCAGATACTGACGATACTTTTAACTTTGTAGTCTCAATAATGTATTCCCAATTATTTAATCTATTATGTGATAAGGCAGATGATGTGTATGGTGGAAGACTTCCTGTTCATGTAAGATGTCTACTTGATGAGTTTGCCAATATAGGCTTAATTCCAAAATTTGAAAAATTGATTGCAACAATTCGTTCAAGAGAAATATCAGCAAGTATAATACTGCAAGCACAATCTCAATTAAAAGCAATTTACAAAGATCATGCAGATACAATAGTTGGTAACTGTGACTCAACACTCTTTCTAGGAGGAAAAGAAAAAACAACAGTAAAAGAGTTATCAGAAACCTTAGGAAAAGAAACCATAGACCTATATAACACATCAGAAACAAGGTCAAATCAAAAATCTTTTGGTCTAAATTACCAAAAGACTGGGAAGGAACTTATGAGCCAAGATGAAATAACTGTAATGGATGGTGGTAAGTGTATATACCAGCTAAGAGGAGTAAGACCTTTCTTATCTGATAAATTTGATATTACAAAGCATAAAAATTACAAGTTGTTGGAAGATTATGATAAGAAGAACTTGTTTGATGTGGAAGAGTATCTAACAAATAGAGATAAGGTAAAGTTAAAATCAAGTTATAAGATAAATAGGTTAAACATTTGATTTTACGGAGAAAGCAAAATGTGTGAAAATAGAAAATCATCTTTAATTATATTAAATATAAATGGGGAGCAGTTTATTCTAGAAAGTGATACAGAACTCACTAGTGATAAGAAAAATTATATTGAAGCAATATGTGAGACAATGTACGATGAAAGTAATGAATGGTATGAAGATATTTACGATATGTCACCATATGATATAGCTGAGCTATTTGAAAAAACAGTAAAAGACGAAGTAGGAATAACTGTTACATTTAAAGCGATAGACCTCGAAGTATCTATTTTAGAAGACTAGAAATAATGTGTTAATAGGCGATAGAAATTAAAAACTCTCAAGAGAAATATCAACAAGTATAATACTTCAAGCACAATCTTAATAAAAATCAATTTACAAAGACCATGCGTATACAATAGTTGGCAACTGTGATTTTACACTCTTTCTAGGAGAAAAAGAAACCATAGATCTATGTAACACATAAGAAACAAGATCAAACCAGAAATCTTTTGGACTAAATTACCAGAAAACTGGCAAGTAACTTATTAGCTAGGATGAAATAACTGTAATGGATGGCGGTAAGTTTATATACCAAATTAAGAGGAGTAAGACCTTTCTTGCCTTATAAATTTGATATTACAAAGCATAAGAATTAAAAGTTATTAGAAGATTATGATAATGAAAACTTGTTTGATGTGGAAGAGTATTTAAAGCAAAAAGGGAGGGCGAAGTTGACACCAAATACAAGGATATTTAGGGTATGATATATATGATATAAATTAAGAAAGAGGAGGAAAAACATTGGTTGATTATTTATTCAATTCATCTGGAGAATGGATCTGTTTCAAAGTTAATAAATTTATTTGGGACAAAAATGGAAAATTGATAGGATGGCTTCCGTGGGGAGATAATGAAGTTGTTACAATGAAAGGAGATTATTTAGGAACTATTGTAGATAAGGATAGAATTTATTATTTTACAAATCATCCTTATAGAGGCAATCCAGGCTATCCAGGTTATCCGGGTTATCCAGGCTATCCAGGTTATCCAGGATTTGCTGGATATAAGCCTTTACCATCGGGTGCAAAAGATATAGTTATAAAAAAATAAAAGGATTTGTTTATTTGAAATTGAGAAAGCAGTAAGTCTAATATGATTTGCTGCTTTTTTATATCCAACAATTTGAAGGAGGTTAAAATGGTAAGGATAAGAAGTCCCACTTAAAACAATTTAATATATAAGACATTTAGCGATTGAATTATAAGTTCAGTCGCTTTTTTAATTGAAATTTTTAGATTAAGGAGAAGAAATTAATGGATAGAGAAATGATAAATATTAATGCAAATTTAGTTAAGGAAGCTGAATTCTCAGAATTTGAAAAAGATGGAGAAAATGTTCAAGTAGCAAATTTTGCTCTTGTTAAAAAATATGGAAAGGGCAAAGAATATACAAATTGCTCAGTATATGGAGAAAAGGTAGAAATTGTAAAAGAATTTGAAAAAGGGGATCTAATCCATGTCTTTGGATATTTCAAAGAAAATAAAAAAGGAGATAAGGTCTACAAGAATTTTATAGTTAAATCACTAAACAAAATAGAAAATAAGAAAGAAAACGAGGAGGAATAATATGGAATTTTTTACAGCTGGAGTTGGAGTTTTAAAGACACTTGTAACTGCAATTGGTGCAGGTTTAGGAGCATGGGGAGTTATTAACTTGATGGAAGGTTATGGTAATGATAACCCTGGTGCTAAATCTCAAGGTATTAAGCAGCTTATGGCTGGTGGGGGAATTGTACTAATCGGTATTAAATTAATTCCACTACTTGCAAATGCTTTAAATTAGGAGAAAGTCTATGTTTGGTATCTTTGACAAGCTAACTGAATTTTTTAAGGATATGCTACTTGGAGGTATCAAAGCAAATCTTGAGTCCATGTTCTTAGATATAAATGACAAGGTAGGAATTATTGCAACTGATGTTGGTAAAACACCAATGGGTTGGAATGGAGAAGTATATAACTTTATAAAAAACATTAATGACAATGTAATTGTTCCAATAGCAGGTCTTATGATAACAGCAGTATTATGTATTGAACTCATAAATATGGTTATGCAAAAGAATAATATGCATGATACAGATACTTTTGAGTTTTTCAAATACATTATAAAGATGTTTATAGCAGTCTACCTTGCAAGCCATGCCTTTGAATTTTCAATGGCAGTCTTTGATGTGGCACAAAATCTTGTAAACAAAGCGGCAGGGGTAATCACTACTTCTGCCACTGTTTCAGGAGATCAAATAGTTGCAATGGTTGATGCATTAAAAGAAAAAGAGATAGGTGAGCTTTTAATGATACTAGTTGAAACGAGCCTTGTAAGGATTGCGATTCAAGGAATTTCACTAGTTATAACATTAATTGTATATGGGCGTATGTTTGAAATATATGTCTACTCATCAGTATCATCCATACCATTTGCGACTATGGGAAATAAAGAATGGGGTCAGATTGGAACAAATTATATCAAAGGACTTTTTGCCTTGGGACTACAAGGTTTGTTTTTGATGGTATGTTTAGGTATCTACACCGTTTTAATAAGAACGGTACAGGTTACAGATATTCACGCAAGCTTGTTTAGTATATTAGGATATGCTCTACTACTTGGACTTATGATGTTTAAGAGTGGAACAGTTGCAAAAAGTATTATGAATACGCACTAGGAGGAAGCAATGTTAAAAAAGAAAAATTGTGCTTTATTGGGACTTGGAATTTTATTGGGAGGAACTTATGAGATCTTAAAAGAGAAAAAAAGAAATGAAGAGATTAGAAACTTAAAGAGGAGAATAAATATACTCGGAAGATGTCACAATGAATTTGTTATGTATCAAGGAGAATACAATGATAGAAATGAAGAAAAACAAGAAGAATTAGAACAAAGAATTGACTACCTAGAAGAGGAAACAACATCTAATTATGACCATATACTTGAACTTTCCAAAGAAGAAGTAGAGGGAGATTAAAATGGCATATGTACCAATACCAAAAGATTTGGACAAGATTAAAACAAAGGTTGCCTTTAACTTAACTAAAAGACAACTTATAGGTTTTTCTGTGGCAGGACTAATTGGCATACCAACCTATTTATTTATGAAAAAATATCTACCTAATGATGTTTCAATTATTGTAATGCTAATAGTAACCCTGCCAATCTTTTTTATAACCTTATATGAAAAAGATACCTTAACTTTTGAAAAATATTTTAAATTTTTCTATCTTCATAAGTTTTATCAACCAACTAAGAGAATAAGAAAGGAGGCATACCTTGAAGCAAAGAAAAAAGCAAATCAGCGACTTAAATCTAAGGGAAAAACAATTAAAAAAAGACCGAAAGGAAGTAAGAAGGCTAAAAACAAAGAAAGATCCAACAAATAGTCTTCTAAGTGTACTTTTAAAGAAAGAGAAAAAGAGATTTACAGTTGAGGATACAATTCCATATATAAGAATGTTACCAGAGGGCATTTGCCAGTTAGATGAAAAAAATTATTCAAAGACAATTTCATTTCAAGATATAAATTACCAGTTGGCATTGGAAGAAGATAGAGATTTAATCTTTAACCAATTTGCCAACTTTTTAAATTCTTTTGATCCAAGTGTCCACATTGAACTATCATATGTAAATCAATTAGGAAGAAATAAGGACTTACAAGACGCAATTAAAATTGCTGATAAGGGAGACTTTTATGACGATGTAAGAAAAGAGTTTAGAGAGATGTTAAAGCTTCAACTTGCAAAGGGGAATAACGGACTTAAAAAGATGAAGTATATAACCTTTACAACAGAAGCCGGTAACCTAGAGCAAGCAAGAGCAAAGTTAAATAGACTTGAAGTAGATATTTTATCTAACTTTAAATCTATGGGAGTAAGAGCAGAAAGCCTTGATGGCGAAGAAAGACTAAGACTTGTTCACGATATGTTAAATCCAGACAAGAACTTTGATTTTTCATATAAAGATTTGAAGAAGAAAGAGTCTACAAAATCACATATAACTCCCAATATCTTTAATTTTGCACCAGCAAATAATTTTAAATTTGGTAAATATATTGGAGCAGTAAGCCATTTTCAAATACTTGCAAGCGAGTTATCCGACAGAATGTTATCTGAGTTTTTAGATATTAATGACAATATTTATGTAGCTTTTCATATAGATGTAGTTGAACAAGCAGAAGCAATTAAACTCATTAAGAGAAAGAACACAGACCTAGACAGAATGAAAATTGAAGAACAAAAGAAAGCAGTTCGTGCAGGATATGATATGGATATTATCCCATCAGATATAAATACTTTTGGTGCGGATGTTAAGTCCATGTTATCTGACTTACAAAATAGAGATGAAAGGCTCTTTGTAGTTACCATAGTAATGATGAATTTTGCTAGGACTAATCAAAAGTTAGAAAACACTATTGCTCAAATCTCATCAATTGCAAACAGACATAATTGCCAGGTAAAAAGATTATCTCATCAACAAGAGCAAGGACTTGTTTCTGCCTTACCTCTAGGAGTTAACCAAGTCGAAATAAAAAGATTTTTAACTTCATCATCAACGGCAGTTTTTATGCCTTTTACAACAGAAGAGCTATTTATTGATTCGGCAAATTCTTTGTACTATGGCTTAAACGCTCTTAGCCAAAACTTGATTATGGCAGATAGGAAGAAACTCAAGAACCCTAATGGACTAATATTAGGAACACCAGGTTCTGGTAAATCTTTCTCAGCAAAGAGAGAGATGGCAAATGCAATTCTTGTCACAGATGATGATGTAATTATTTGTGATCCAGAAGGCGAGTATTCAAACCTTGTAAAACAATTTAATGGAGAAGTTATTAAAGTATCAGCAAAGTCAAAGGACTATCTAAATCCATTAGATATTAATATGAACTATGGAGATGGGGACGCACCTTTAAAAGATAAGGCAAATTTCATAATGTCTATGCTTGAACTTGTAGTAGGAGGATCTGGTCTTACTGCTGCAGAAAAATCTGTTATAGATAGGTGTTTACCAAAGATATATCAAAAATATTTTGAAGACCCAAAACCAGAAAATATGCCTATACTAGGAGATTTATACGATATGCTCCTATCCCAAGAAGAGGGAGTTGGTAGAAAACTAGCAACAGAAATGGAAATTTATGTTAAGGGAAGTCTTAATGTCTTTAATAATAGGTCAAATGTTGACCTAAATAGACAACTGCTTTGCTTTGATATAAAAGAGCTAGGAACACAACTTAAAAAAATAGGTATGCTTGTAATTCAAGACCAGGTTTGGAACAAGGTTTCCCTAAATAGAGGAAGCAAGTCTACAAGATACTATATAGATGAGTTCCACCTTTTATTAAAAGACCCACAAACTGCTTCATATTCAGTAGAAATCTGGAAAAGATTTAGAAAATGGGGCGGTATTCCAACAGGTATAACTCAAAACGTAAAAGACCTTTTAACAAGTCAGGAAATTGAAAATATCTTTGATAATACAGACTTTGTTCTAATGTTAAATCAAGCATCTGGAGATAGGGATATTCTTGCTAAGAAATTAAAAATATCGCCTTATCAATTAAACTATATTACTAATTCAAACGCAGGTGAGGGACTATTATTCTTCGGAAATACTATTGTTCCATTTATTGATAAATTCCCTAAAGACACTATGTTATATAAGCTTATGACAACAAAACCAGAAGAAGCTAAGTAGGTGTGATATGGATAAAAAATTAAAAAAAGATTTTCAAAAGAAAATTATACGAAATAGGGACGCTCCTGAAAAGAATACGGATAGTAAACTTGTTCATTCCGATGATTATACCAATAAGATTATTAAGACTAAGGATAGGTTCGGAGATAAATTTTCAGAAAAAGAATCTAAACTTATTCATGAGAATGTATTATCTAAAGATCAAAAACAAGATAAACTAAAAGATTTTCAGAAGTCTAAAAACAAGGAAAGAATTAGAAACGAAGTTTTAGATAATAAGGATAAGGCTAATGAAGTTAAACAAGCTAATCTTGAAATAAGGACAGATGAAAGCTTTAAACTTGATGAAGACTTAGATGTAGACTTCAAAAAGGTAAATTTTGATAGTGAAAACAGTAGAAATATTAATTCTAATAAACTAACAACAGATGATATTTCAGCTAAGGCTCAACCAATAAGCAATAAGAAGGCATCAAGTAAAAGACAAGTTCTTAAAAATTACGAGGATAAACTTATCCATAGTAAAGATAAATTCCAAGACAAAATCAACGAGAAAGAGTCTAAGCGAATCCAGACAAGTGAAGATAAACCTATCGAAGCAAAGAAAAGCAAGAGAGTATATAGAAAAGATAAGCTTGTTAAAGATGAAGTAAGTAAGAACGAAAGTAATACTATTATCGATAAAAAGCAAAAGCAGAAACTTTATCAAGAAAAGAAGTTTAGAGATAAGGAAAAAATTTCTAAAGAGATAGATAAAGAAAATAAGCTAAGCGAAGTTGATACAGATAAAACTTTTGATAATTCTGAGCTTAAATACAATAATCTTGAATTTATAAAAGATGAAAAGGAAACAAGCCTTAAACCTTCAGAACAAAAGAAAGTTAATAAAAAGAAGACTTACTACAAGAGAAAAAATTGTGAAAGTGATAAATTTACTCGAAAGAAAATCGATAACTTAAAAAATGAATCTAAGAAGGCTACAACGAAAGATTCTAAGAAAGCACAAGATGTTAAAGACTTTATCTCAGATAAAAAGATTGGAGAGCTTGAAAAGTCTAAAAGTAAGCTAAAAGATAATATCCTAAAAAACAAAACTAAAGGAGGTCTATCTTCTGGGGTTTTATTATCTGGAGCTAAGTCATCAGAATTAGTGAGAGATTATTTAAGTTCAGGATCTGATAATACTGGTGTAGAATCTGGAGAAAAGGCCGCTAATGTAAGCTCTAAACTCCAGCATGGAATAAGGAAGTATAAGCTAGATAAAAAGAAAAAGTCCTTAAAAAAGCTATCTAAACTTGATAAGAAAATAAGAAAGAGAAAAAGCAAGTTGGAGTTTAAAAGTTGCTTGGAAGATTTAAAAAAGTCAGATGCCTATATAAAGAAAAATAGATTTAATAAGTTTTACCAGAGAAAACAAATGAAAAGCATGATAGCTAAAAAGAACGAAACAAGACTTGTAGATAGAGTTAAAAAAGCTATTTTAAGTTTAGGTAAGGCTTCTAAAGAGCTAATAATAAGAAAAAGCAAGATGGTTCTATTTGTAGTAATAGGACTAGGTCTTATGCTATCAATCATGATTGGTGGCGGAAGTGTTGGTATGAGTGGACTAAGTAACTCTGTTAACTCAATAATGACAACAACATACCTATCACAAGATACAGTTCTAAGTGAAGTTAATCAAGAATTTTCATCAATGGAATATGACCTACAATCACAAATCGAAAGTGTAAAAACAAGTCATCCTGGATATGACGAATATATTATAAATAAAGAAGGTGAAATTGGTCATAATACACATGAACTTTTATCCTATATAACTTCAAGATGTGGAGAAGTAAAATCAGCAACTGAAGTAAAAGGAATTTTAAAAGAGATTTTTGACAAGATGTATAAGCTTGATTTTAAGGAAGAAATTGAGATTAGAACAAGAACAGTAGCAAGAACAAGATATGATAGTCGTGGCAATCCTTATACTAGCTATGAAAAAGAAGAGTACGAATATAAAAAGTTAATTGTAACTTTAAAGAAAAAAGAAATGGATGAAGTTGTTAGGGAAATATTTAAAGATTATCCAGACAATGTAGTTCATTATGAAGCTCTTCTTGATGCTAAGGGGAATATGGGAGATGTTTTTGGATCAGGCAACGGGGACTTAGGAGAAATAATAGATAATCCAAACTTTGGAAATCCTGGTCTTGCTTTTGATTCAGCTACTGCAAAGGCTCTTTTTAATGAAGCAGAAAAACATATAGGTAAAAGATATGTGTTTGGAGCAAGTGGACCATCTAACTTTGACTGTTCAGGTTTTGTATGCTGGTCATTTACAAAATCTGGTGTAAAGAGAATGCCAAGAACAACTGCATGGAGAATATACAAAGACTATTGTAATCCAGTAAGTCCAAGTGAAGCTCAACCTGGAGATATTATATTTTTCCACTCAACATATAACAGTGGAACTCCAATATCTCATGTAGGAATATACGCAGGTAACGGAATGATGATTCATGCAGGAGATCCAATTCAATACACATCAATAAATTCAAAATATTGGAAATCACACTTTTATGGTTTTGGAAGACCAAGATAGAAGGGAGATATTATGTGAACAGGAAGCTTATAAGTATTAGGAACAAAAAGAAAAAAATAGAAGAGAAGTTAAAAGATTTAAATGCAAAATACAAGGAAATTTGCGATGAAGAAATACAAGTTGAAAATGAAGAAATAATTGTAACTCTTAGGAGGAACAATATTAGCTTGGAAGAATTAATGGAGAAAATTAATGATAAAAAAAGAGAAGAAAAATTAAAAGAAAAGGAGAACATTCATAATGAAGAAATTTAATACGAACAGACTAAGAGCCTTTTTTATGGCTCTTTTATTAGTTTTAACATCAACCTCAACTACTAATGTACTAGCTAAAGCTGATGATACAGATGGTAGTAAAAAAGTGATAGAAAGTTCAATAAGTAAAATTAGTGATTTAGAAAATCAGATCAAAGACTTAAATGATAAGAAACAAGAAGACCAATCAAAGATAGATGAATTAAAGGAAAAGTTAGAATCTTGCAAAGATAATGGAGAGAAACTAAAACAAGAAAAAGCTAAGCTAGAAGAAGAAATTAGAGATAAAGACAATAAGATTGCTCAATTGAATAAAGAAATTGATGATCTTAAAAACTCCAATAATGATGAACTAATAGCAGAAATTACTCAGCTTAAAGATGAATTAAAAAGATTACAAGATGAAAATGCAAAACTAAAAGAAGATTATTCATCTACAAAATGGGAGTTAGAAGCTGAGAAAGAAAAGACTGATAAAAACGAAAATAAAATCAAAGAAATGCAAGAAAAGCTTGAGTCTTTAGAAGGAGAACTTGCAAAGAAGACTAAAGAAATTGAGGATAAAGACAATAGAATTAAGGACTTAGAAAAAGCTCTTGATGAAAAAGATACTAAGATAAAAGACTTAGAGTCTAAAAAGAAAGAAATAGAAAATTCTAAGTCAGAATGTTGTAATAAAATTGAAGAGCTTCAAAAGGCTATTGATAGTTTAAAAGAATCTTCTGAAAATACAAAAAAAGAATTAGAAGAGAAGATTAAAGGATTAGAAGAAAAACAAAAAGCTTCTGAAGAAGAAATTAAAAAGCTAAAAGAAGATTTAGATAAGAAAATTGAAGAAGCCAAGAAGTTAATCGAGGAAGCAAATAAAAAAGCTAAAGAAGAACTTGAAAAGCAAGCTAAAGATGAAAAAGATAAAAATCTAAACCAAGACTTATCTAAGAAATTAGATGAACTTCTAAAACTCCAAAAAGAAAAGAAAGAAGATAAGAAATCTCAAGATAAGAAGTGGGACGAACTTTTGAAAGCTGATGACAAGAATATCCTAAATCAATTTGATCTTAACAAGATGAAAGAGCAAGAGGAACAACAAGGTAAAAAACAAGTTAAAGATGAAAAAGGATTTGCAGTTTTTCAAGTAGACAAAAACTTTTATAACATTATCAACAAAGATGGTAAGACAACAGTTTACATGGATGTAAAAACTTATGTAGACCAAGGAAGAACTATGATTCCAGTTAGATATATTGCCTATACTCTAGGTTTTAATGTTGAGTATGACAACTCTACTCGTGAAGCCATTTTCTCAAATAAAGAGAATAATATCTTAGCTAAAAAAACGTTAAGACTAAATATTGATACTGGTGTTATGAAAGATTCAGATGGAAAGGTCTACAATTCAGATGTTAAGCCAGTGATTATAAATGGAAGAATTCATGCTTCAATTTCAAATATTGCTAAAGCTTTTGGAGCAAGTCATGGAGATATTAAAGATGGTAAAAACCAAACAATAGAATGGGACAATGCTAGAAAAGCAGTCTATGTATTTAAAAATGTAAAATAAGAAAGGATAAAAAAATGAATAAGAGTATTAAACGAGGAGTAGCCATAGCGTTACTCCTTTTTACATTTACAGTACCAGCAACTACATTTGCAATGACAAATGAAGGGCAAATAGAAAGTCAAAACGAATCAATCTATGAACCACAAAAAGAAGAATTTGAAAAAATGTTGAAAGATGATGTTTTTACACCATCAAAAGAAGAGATTCCTTATCAAGATGTTCCAAGAATACCAGGAAATACAGGTGAAGCAACCAAGCCTTCAAATAATCCTCCTAGGAAAACACCACTTGTAAAAGGTGGTAATACTAAGGCAGTAAATAGTCTAGCAACACAAGAAAATAAGGCAAGAGGTTCAGTAATTGAAAATGTAGATAGGAATGGAAAAGATATTACACCAAGTGGAAATACAGAAAAAGACAAAGAAAATCCAGTTGATGTAAGACAATTTTTAACATTTCAAACCAAAAGTGGAAAAACTATGCACCTAATAGTGGATCACTCATCAAATCAAGATAATGTAAGGCTATTGACAGAAGTAGGAGAGCAAGACCTACTTAATATGATTGAATCAGAAGATAAAAATACTATAAAGGTTGAAGAGCCTAAGAAAGAAGAAGTAAAAAAAGAAGAACCTAAGACTGTTCCATTAAAAGAAGAAAAGAAAAGCGGGATAGGTTCATTTCTAATTGTTGCACTTGTAATTGGAGGAGTTATAGGAGCAGGATATTATTTTAAGGTAGTCAAAGCAAAAGAAGATAGAATGTTGGAAGACTTTGAAGAAGATGAAGAAGATTATATTAGCGAGTCAGAAGATGAATCAGACAATGAAGAAAGTCATGAAGAATCTTTAGATGAAGACGATGAAGATGAACTATTATAATAATTTTTAAAAGCTTGAGCGAGAGAGAAATCTTTCGCTCTTTTTTTATTTATGGAGGTATTAATGAAGTTAGTAATAGCAGAAAAGCCAAGTGTAGCAGTTACAATTGCAAAAGTAATTGGAGCAAGGTCAAGAAAAAACGGATATTATGAGGGTAATGGATACGTTGTTTCCTGGTGTGTAGGTCATTTAATTCAAATGGCAAGTCCAGAAAGACACGACGAAAAATGGAAGAAATGGACAATAGACACTCTTCCTATAATCCCAGAAGAATATATTTATGAAGTATCTAAAAGCACTAAGAAACAATATGGAGTTTTAAAGAAGCTTTTAAACGATAAGAACATCGACACAGTTATAAATGCTTGTGATGCTGGAAGAGAAGGAGAACTTATTTTTAGGCTTGTATATAATCAAGCTAAATGTAAGAAGAAGATTCAAAGGCTTTGGATATCTTCAATGGAAAACAAAGCTATTGAAGATGGCTTTAGAAATCTTAAAGACGGAGAAAACTTTGAAGACTTATATAGATCGGCAAGTGCAAGAGCAATTGCGGATTGGCTAGTAGGAATGAATCTAAGTAGGCTTTATTCTTGCATTTACAAGGAAACATATTCAGTTGGTAGAGTACAAACACCAACTCTATATTTAATAGCTAAAAGGGATAGTGAAATAAACCTATTTAAGAAGCAAAAATATTATACAGTTGACCTATCTTATGGAGGATTGAAACTTGTATCAGATAGGATTGATAAAATTGAAGTTGCAGAACAACTATTAAATCTGCTAGAAGATGAAATAGTTATTACAGAGGTAGAAGATAAAGAAATAAGTACAAAACCAGATAAGCCTTATGATCTCACTACCTTACAAAGAGAAGCAAATAAATATTTTGGATATTCAGCAAATGACACTTTAAACCTGGCACAAGGCTTGTATGAAAAAAAGCTAATCACATATCCAAGAACAGATAGCAGGTATTTAACCGATGATATGGTTAATACTATGAAAGAATTATTAGAAGGACTTGAAGAAGATTTTAAAATCAATGAATCAAACTTTAAGTCTATTTTTAATTCATCTAAAGTTACAGACCACTATGCAATTATTCTTACTATATCAGGCATTGGAAAAGCTAAAGATTTATCTGATAAAGAAAGCAAAATCTACAATCTAATTAAGAATAAATTACTTGCTTCATGTTCGGATAACTTAAAGGAATCTAGTAGAAAAATCAGATATGAATATGATAAATTTAACTTCAATGCAAGTGGCAAGACTGTAATAGATGAAGGTTATACAAAGTATCTAAAGACTTATGGAAAAGAAAAACAAGAAAATGAATTACCAGATATAAAGACTGGAGATAAAATTAAGCTAACTTCTAAAAACATATCTGAGAAATTTACAAAAGCTCCAAGCCATTATAATGAAGATACGCTTTTAAAGGCTATGGAGAATGCAGGAGTAGAGTCTTTGGATAAAGACATAGAAGTAGAAAGAAAAGGCTTAGGAACACCAGCTACAAGAGCAGGAATTATAGAAAATCTTATCCATAAGGATCTCATAAGAAGAGATAAGAAAAATCTACTTGTAACAGAAAAAGGCAATAGACTTGTATCGATTGTAGAGGATAAGTTTAAGTCGGCAGAAACAACTTCTGAATGGGAAATGAAACTTGCAAAGATTAGCTCTGGCGAAGTAGATAAAGAAGACTTTTTAAGAGAAATAGAAGATAGTATAAGGGAGCTTGTAGATAGGTACAAGAATAATCTAAATGAATAAGGTAAAAATATTAGAGCTTTTCGGTGGCATAGGTGCTATTAGAAAGGCTTTTATTAATTTGAAGATACCTTATGAAGTAGTTGATTATGTAGAAATAGATAAGGCTTGTGTTAAATCATACAACGCACTTTATGGAGAAGACTATAAGCCAAAATCAGTAGTAGGATATAAAGCTCCTAATGAAAAGATAGACTTAATTATGCATGGAAGTCCTTGCCAAGACTTTTCAAGAATAGGAAAAAAACAAGGAGGAGTAAAGAATTCAGGAACTAGATCAAGCTTACTATTTGAAACAATTAGAATAATTAAAGAAATGAAAGATAAACCTAAATGGATAATTTGGGAAAATGTAAAGGGAGTCCTTGATAGAAATATGAGGGACTCTTTTTTTATTTATCTAAAAGAGCTAGAAAACCTTGGATATTAAAGCAAGTATGAAATCTTAAATGCAATGGACTTTTGGATACCTCAAAAAAGGGAGAGGATATTTGTTGTTTCATGTCTTGGAGCAAATAACTTTTCTTTTAATAAATTGGAGAGGAAAGAAACAAGACCACTAAGTGAATTTTTAGAAAAGGATGTAAGTGAACTTTATACAATGACCCAACCTTATATGCTGAAATTTTTAAATAAAGGCATAGATAATAGTTTTAGAGGGCGACTAAAAGTGATTAAAGATTTTTCTTATACTATTTCTACAAAACAGATGAGAGTACCCAATTCTGGAGTAATAGATATTGGAAATGGTAAATATAGGTATTTAACAGAAAGAGAATGTTTAAGACTCATGGGTTTTGATGATAGAGATATAGACAAACTAGAAGAAGTACATCCAAGAAGAAAAAATTGCACCTCAAGTAAACTATATAAACAGGCTGGCAATTCTATTGTAGTTGATTTTTTAATGGCTATTATAAAAGAAATTTATAGAATGGAGGTAGTAAATGCAAGTAAATGATTTTAAGAATATACAAGAAGCAATAAAGTATGAAGTTTTGCAAGATGAAAAAGAATATTTAAAACTCTTAAAAGTTATAGGCAATAATCAGAAATATGATTTTTCTAGCCAACTAAGTATATACAACAAAGAACCTGAAGCTAGAGCTTGTGCGACATTTGATATGTGGAAGAAATATTTCGGTCGAGTTGTTATGAGAGGTCAAAAAGGTATTCCAATTTTAGTTGGAAGTGATATAAATCAAAGAATTTCATATATCTTTGATATTAGTCAGACCACATCAATGGATAGGAATATTAATGAGGTTAGCTTATGGCAGTTTGATCACGAAAACCATAACGAGGCTTTAAAAGAAATAATAAATTCTTCTTCATTTGAAGCTATTGATTCACTTAATGAAAATATATTTTCTTTGAGCCGAATTTATGGAGATGAATATATTAATTTAGCTCTTGCTGATTTGAGAATAGATATAGAGGATAGACTTAGCTTTGAAAAGTTTATGAGAGACTCAATATCCTATGCGGTAGCTAATAGGTTTAATACAGTCTATCCTATGGATATGGAAAATTTAAAAAATAATTTTTTGAGGATTAATACAATTTCTTTAGAACAGATAGGTCTTGTAATATCAAGGGTTAGTGAAGATATTATAGATAGAACAATAGAAAAATCTAAGGAAATGGATCGTGCTAGGCTGCTGACAGAAAGAGCTGCTGCCGACTATAATAGAGATATAGAAAATATAAATGAAGATAGAGGAGGTCAAAATGATTTATATAGACGAGATGATAGGTCAAGAAGTAGAGATGGACGAGTTTTCACAGATGGAAGCGACAGAGGAAATAGCAATGAAGATCGAAGAGAAAACCTTGGACGTGATGGAGAAGGATCTGGAATTTATGGAGAGATTCCCGAATCCAACATACGCAGTTCTAAGACTATCTTACCTAGTAGGGAGCGAGGACATGGAGAACTGGAAGAAACTTCAGGAAATGTACGAGGAGAAAACACTCTTGAACCATCTGAAAGAAATTCAGAATCAGGCAGTGGACTTTATCAAGAGAGAAAAAGTCAAGATGATGAAAGCACAAGGATTGACAGAGAAGATGATGAGAGAGAATCCAGAGGAATACCAAGGACAGATGAACAACTTGATGGCAACAGTGAAGAAAATGGCAATCAAGGAATACGTGGAAGCTTAGAAAATGAAATAAGCCAAGAAAAGGAAGCTGATGAAGCTTCTTTTTTTGATGGCAAAAACACTGAAAACGGAAAAGATTACTGGATTGTAGAATTTAATGAAAACCACGAATTAGTTCCTGATTATAGTGGGCAGATATTAACTAAAGACTTAATTAATGTCCTAAGACAAAAGGATATTGATGTTAAAGACCATAATCAAACTCTTGGAGAAAATGAATTTGGAGAAATGATTGATGATTATATCGGATATTTCAAATTCTATTTTGACCATTATGTAGATGGCGAAGTTGTCGAGCATTATAGGATTGACCTTGGTGATGGTGAAGAAGTAAATGAGCGTGAATTTTCATATTTAGAAGAGCAAGTTGCACTAAGTGAGGAAAAATCTTTACAGGAAGAAGTTAAGGAAAATATAGAGCCTAAATTTAAGATAGGTGATCAGGTTAGATATAAAGATAAGGACTTTACCATTACAGATTTTGATGAACTAAGTGGAGGACTTAAAACTGTCACTATCAGAGATAATATGGAATATATGGGAGGTATGATTAGGGGGTCGGAAGTAATTCCATATAGAAACGATTCACACCTTGAAGAAATATTTGAAAATCTAAGTCAAACATCAGAAAAACTAGCAGTAAAAGTTGGTAAAGAATTTATTTTAGAAGATGAGAATACCTTTGATGGAATTAACTTAATTGAAACAGGAACTAAGGTGGAAGTTAATGGGGAAAAATATCCTTTATATAAGGGTGAAACATTTGAAGAAAGTAGAAAGATTGATGACCTTTTAGATAGTGGAAATTATGAGATATATAAGTTATCTGAGCATGAAAAACAAATTGAAAGAGAAGTAGAGCAAGAAAGCTTTATAGATAACCACAATCTTGAAATTGACCAAATGATGGATAGATACAATGTCCCAAGACAAGCAGCCGAAAACTTATTGAGGGGTAAAGAAGATTTAAAGAATCTAGGCTATGAACCTAATAAGGAAAGGCTAAGTTTTACTAGAAATTATGAGTTGAAAAATCATATCTACTCGGAATACCTAACACCATCAGAAAAGTTAGATAAAAATATCAAAGCTATTAAAATGCTCAAAAGACTTGAAAATGAAAATAGGAGTCCAAGAAAGTATGAACAAGTCTATCTTGCTGATTATTTAGGTTGGGGAGGTCTTGCCGATGTCTTTGATGAAGAAAAGGGAGGACAATGGTTAGAAGCAAGAAATATTTTAAAAGAAAATTTAACGAATGAAGAGTATTTGAATGCTAAAGAGTCTACTTTAACATCCTTTTATACACCTAGAGAGGTAATGGATGGAATATATAAGACTCTAACAGATATGGGTTTTAAGACTGGGAATATCCTTGAACCATCTGCAGGGGTCGGTAATTTTATTGGTAATATGCCAAGTGAAATACAAGGCTCTAAAGTATATGGAGTAGAAAAAGATAGTCTAAGCGGAAGAATAGCAAGAGAGCTTTATCCTGAAGCAAATATTCAAATTAAAGGATTTGAAGAAACAAACTTCTCAAATAACTTCTTTGATTTAGTAATTGGAAATGTACCCTTTGGAGATTTTAAAGTTAACGATCGTGAATATAACAGAAATAACTTTCTGATTCACGATTATTTTTTTGCAAAGTCAATAGACAAGGTTAGGAATGGAGGAATTATTGCCTTCATAACATCATCTGGAACTATGGATAAAAAAGATGAATCTGTTAGAAAATATATTAATGCAAGATGTGAGTTTTTAGGAGCTATGAGGCTACCTAATACAACATTTAAAGGACTTGCTGGTACAGAAGTTACTTCAGATATTATTTTTCTAAAGAAGAGAGATTCAGTTATTGAAAGAGATGATGATTGGATACACCTATCAACTGATAAAAAGGGTTTAACCTACAATAAATATTTTGTAGATAATCCTCATATGGTATTAGGGGATATGAAAGAAGTATCTGGTAGATTTGGAAATACTATTACTTGTGATGAAAAAGAAGAAAATCTAAAAGATTTAATGGATCTTGCAAGTAAGGAAATATCTTCAAATTCAAAATATGAAGAGGTCGAACTATTGGAAGATGAAGAATTAAGTCTTCCAGCAACAGATGACGTTAAAAACTTTTCTTACACTATTATTGACGAAGAGGTCTACCTTAGAGAAAACTCAGTCTTAATTAAGCAAAATATATCAGATAAAAATAAAGAAAAGATAAAAGATTACCTTGATGTAATGAATGCTTTAAAAAATGTAATAGAAAAGCAAAAGGACGATTTTTCTGATGAAGAAATAAAAGAGTCACAAGCAAAGTTAAATGAAGTCTATGATAACTTTTCAAAGAAACATGGCTTTATTAACTCCTTATCAAATACTAGAGCCTTAAAGGAAGACTCAAACTTTCCTTTGGTATCATCAATAGAAATACTTGATGATGAGGATAATTTCAAAGCTAAGAGTGATATATTTTCAAAAAGAACAATAACAAAGGCAAAAGTAGTAGACCATGTAGATACTTCCCTTGAAGCTTTAGTCTTATCTGTTTCACAAAAAGGATATGTAGATTTTAAATATATGGAATCTATCACAAGTAAAGATAGGGATACCTTAATTGGTGAGCTTGAGGGCGAGATATTTTTAGATATTAAGGATACAGACCTAATAAATAACAGAATGCCTTTTGAGAACTTTGACAATGACGATCCATTTCATTTTTCATATGTATCATCTGATGAATATTTAAGTGGTAATATCAGAGAGAAAATTGGCTATCTCAATTCATATATCGGAGAAATTGAAAATGTAATAGATTTAGCACCTTCTGAAAAGAAAGATACATTATTAAACGAGTTAGGCAAACTCAAATATCAAAGAGAAAAATTACAAGAAGTTATGCCTGAAGAACTTACGGCTTCTGATATAAATGTAAGGTTAGGAGCAACTTGGATACCTCAAAAAGATATAGAAGACTTTACTTTTAATCTTTTAAAAACACCAGGTTATGGTAGGTGGAATATAAATGTTAGGTTTTCACCACATACAAGTGAATGGAACATTGAAGGTAAAAGTGTTGACTCGGCTAATGACCTTGCTAACATGACTTATGGTACAAGTAGAGTAAATGCTTATAAGCTAATTGAAAATGCCCTTAATCTAAAAGATACAAAGGTATTTGACCAAGTAATAAATGATGATGGGTCTAAGACTTCTGTACTGAATAAAAAAGAAACTATGCTTGCAAGTCAAAAGCAAGAACTGATTAAAGAAGAATTTAAGAATTGGATATTTGAAGATCCTGATAGAAGATATAGGCTAGAAAAGATTTATAATGAAAAATTCAATTCAATTAGAAATAGAGAATTTGATGGTTCTAACTTAACTTTTGATGGAATGAATACTGAAATCAGACTTAGAGAACATCAGAAAAATGCCATAGCAAGGACTTTATATGGTGGAAACACACTACTTGCCCATGTAGTAGGAGCAGGAAAAACTTTTGAAATGGTGGCTTCTGCTATGGAATCTAAAAAGTTAGGACTTGCAAGTAAATCATTATTTGTAGTTCCTAACCATCTAACCACTCAAATTGGTAGAGAGTTTATGCAGTTATATCCGTCAGCAAATATTATGGTGGCCGATAAAAAAGACTTTCAACCCAAAAATAGAAAAAGATTTATTGGTAGGATTGCAACGGGAGAATATGATGCGGTCATCATAGGACACTCTCAATTTGAAAAAATACCAATGTCCAAGGAATACCAGGTAAGGCATATACAAGACCAAATAGATGATATAGTTTCCTTTATTGATGAGAACAAAAGAAATAGAGGAGAAAATTTCACAGTTAAACAACTGGAAAAGACAAAGAAGAAACTCTTGGTAAGACTTGAAAAACTAAATGATGACTTTAAAAAAGATGATGTAATAACCTTTGAAGAACTAGGAGTAGATAAGTTATTTATAGACGAAGCTCATAATTACAAAAACTTATTTTTGCATACAAAGATGAGAAATGTGGCTGGTATCGGTCAGAGTGAAGCCTTTAAGTCTTCGGATATGTATATGAAATGTAGGTATATGGATGAAATGACAGATGGAAAGGGAGTTGTGTTTGCTACTGGTACACCAATATCAAATTCAATGACTGAGCTTTATACTATGCAAAGATACCTTCAGTATGATGATTTAAAGGCAAGAGGATTAGAACATTTTGACGCTTGGGCTTCTACTTTTGGAGAAACAGAAAACACCTTTGAATTATCTCCAGAAGGTACTGGATATAGGCAAAAGACAAGATTTTCAAAGTTTTATAACTTGCCAGAGTTGATGTCTATGTTTAAAGAAGTAGCAGATATAAAGACTTCAGATATGTTGAATTTGCCAGTACCAGAAGCAAATTTTGAAGTTATTAAGACAAAACCTACTGAGGAACAAAAAGAAATATTAGAAGCTATTTCAGAAAGAGCAGACGCAGTTAGAAATAACCAAGTAGAACCAACAGAAGATAATATGCTAAAGATTACAAATGATGGTAAAAAACTTGCCCTAGACCAAAGATTAATAAATCCACTACTTCCAGATGATCCTAATTCAAAGGTAAATGTATGCGTTAAAAACGTCTTTAGTATCTGGGATAAGACAAAAGAAAATTCATCAACCCAATTAGTGTTTTCAGATATGTCTACACCAAAAGGAGATGGAGAATTTAATATCTATGATGATATTAGAAATAAGCTAGTGAATATGGGAATACCTAAAGAAGAAATAGCCTTTATCCACGAAGCAGATACAGACAAACAAAAAGATGAATTATTCTCTAAGGTAAGAAGAGGAGAAGTAAGAGTATTATTAGGCTCTACTCAAAAAATGGGAGCAGGTACAAATGTACAAAATAAATTAATAGCCTTACACGATTTAGACGTTCCGTGGAGACCGTCTGACCTAGAGCAAAGAAGTGGTAGAATTGTTCGTCAAGGTAATGAAAATGATAAGGTAAATATATTTAGATATGTAACAGAAAATACCTTTGACGCCTATTTATGGCAGACTATAGAAAATAAGCAGAAATTCATATCCCAAATTATGACTTCAAAAACTCCAGTAAGAGTTGCAGAAGATGTTGATGAAGCAAGTCTATCTTATTCAGAAATTAAGGCTTTAGCTACTGGCAATCCTCTGATTAAAGAAAAAATGGATTTAGATAACGAAGTTACAAAGCTAAAAATGCTGGAAGCAAACTATAAGTCTAATAAATATAAGCTTGAAGATAAGGTAAATAAGATTTATCCTCAGAGTATTTTAAAAACTGAAGTGGAAATACAAGCAGTTAAAGAAGATATTGCAAGTGTTGAGAACTTAGGAGAAGGAGATAGTAAATTCACTTCAATTAGTCTTGGTGGAAATAAAATTTTAGATAAGAAAGAAGCTGGAGATAAGCTATTAGAAGAAATAAAAAAAGTAAAGATAAATGATAGCAAGGTCATTGGTAAATATAGAAATTTAGACTTACAAGTTTCATATAACTTTATGACTAATACTCACACCTTTAAACTTTTAGGAAAAGCAGAATACTTAGGAGAGTTTTCAAACTCTACTGATGGAAATATAACAAGGCTTGATAATGCCATTGAAAAAATGCCTTCAAGACTTGAGAGGTTAAATCAAAACCTTGAAAACTATAAAGAATCTTTAGAAAATGCCAAAGTAGAATTAACCAAACCATTTGAAAAAGCAGATGAGTTAAGGGATAAGACACTAAGACTAGCTGAAATTAATAAACTTTTAGATATGGGAGAAGTGGAAGAGTTAGAGAACCAATCACCATTATTAGAAGATTTAAAGAGGGCGATAGTTGATTATTCTAACTACGAGTTTTCAGAATCTAATAGCTATGAAGACTTCGACAAACTATACCCCGATTTAAGTCATATAGGACTTGCCTATACAGAAACTCCTGATGGTAAGCACTCTATTCAATATGAGGTAAATTTGGAAGAAAAAACATGGACTCAGTATGTGGATAATGTTGCTATTAGAACAGAATCTTTTGTAGAAGAAGATATATCAAATTCACAAGCTATTAAAGATATGACTGAAGCCATAAAGATGTCAAGTTTTGATGATCTGGCATCAGTAGATGAAGAAGATTTAAAACAAGCTCTAGGACTAGAAATAGATGATGACGGAAACTTCTATGACCCACTAGCAAAAGATCTTGACAATGATGGAATATCAGATAGGTATGACAATGATTTTAAGGATAGTGATTACTTTGAATCAACTTATGATGTAGAGGATAATCTTCACGCAAGGGAAGAGAAACCATCAATATTAGGACAAATATCAAAATTCAAATCGGAAGAAGAAAAAGATAAAAATCAAGAAAAAAGTGAAAAAGGACAAGAAAGATAGAGGAGGGCGAAAAGCTCTCCTTATTTAATACAAGGAGGAAATTATGGAATACAAAGATATTAGAGAAAACTTAGAAGAAATGATGAATGATAATTACAAGGATTTTATAAAAGCACTTGTGAGCATAGAAAAAGGTGTTAATGATGAAAAGGCACTTGAAGAAGTCTATGTCTTATACATGAATAATGACACAACAGGTCTACTAAGTGATGACTTTGACTATATGATTGATGATATGAAAGAACAAGGTAAGATTGTTGAAAATGTCAGTGATATTGAAGAAAAAGATGATCTTATAAATCTCGTGGGTAATATAGTTGGCGAAGTAGAAAATCTTGAAAGAGAAAATGCTAATGGAGAAAAGTTTAAAGTAAGTAATTTTTCAATTGTTTCAAAAGATGACGATGGGAATAAAATTTATACCAATTGTTCAGCCTATGGAGATAAGACAAAAGATTTAGATAACCTAAAACAAGGAGATTTTGTTAAAATATTTGGTCAAGTAAAAACAAGCATTGACAACAACGGAAAGGAACATAAAAATGTTCGTATTTTGTCTTCTAAACTCTTAAAAGCAAAAGAACAAGTAAAGAGTCAAGACAAGGATAAAAAGTCCATATTAAGGCAAATAAAAAGCTTTAAGACAGACGATGAAACTAAATCAAACAAGAAAGACCATAGCAAAGGTGCAGAAAGATAAATATCGGCAGTCTTCGGACTGCCTTTATTTTTTTGCTTTTTTAAAGTGATATATCAATTGATTGAAAATAACCTATAGTTAATGTTATAATAGATTTGTATGTAATAACAAACATAAGTATTTTTTAAATGTATATATGTACGAGATTAGCTATCGAAAAAATAATCTTGGAGGTTATATGGAATTAAGTTATAAAAGGTTATTTAAAAAACTTATTGATTTAGATATGCAACATAGATCGTAGTGGTGGAACACCTGATAACTATTTTGGTAGTGTATCAGTTTCATCTCAATTTATTACACTTGGAGATGAAGGTGAAGCCAACTACGAATTTGAAATAGAATCTGCTGGTTTTTATGATGTAGCCATTCGCTTTTCTTTTCCTTTCTGGGACAAGAATACTATCCATGTTTCGCTTGACGGAATAAATAAGGTATTTAGTGAGAGTAGGTTATGGTGGCCATACTGGAGAACAACTTGCTGGAGCTCTTTGGCTTCGAGTGTATATCTTTCAGCTGGAACTCATACTGTCACAGTTAGTTCCTCAGTAACAGGAGTACAGTTCTATGGATTTCGGGTATGTTCAAGCTTTAGTGAAGAGCCTTCTGCTGGAGAGGCTGACTTCATGTTATCCCCTCGCCAGTTTAAAGATGTGAACGGTTTAATGGTTCAGCCCGATCGAGGATTTAAATTGACAACGGAAGTACTTCGTAGAAAGCCTGATTCAGCACTAATTTGGTATGAGGACTTTCGAGATGAAAATCCGCTTCCATCCAGCTATTGGACAACATTAAGCGGAGAGTGGGAGGTGTGGCAGAACAAGAATGATCCAGCTACTCGCCCTTATTCACAGCTTGATGGACATGGGAGGTTGGCGTGGAAATATAATGGTTTCTCAGATGTCCATCTAAGAGCGAGATTAGCTTTTCCTTCAGATGGAAGTGGTCGAGCTGGCATTTTTTGTGGAGAACTCTTTTGCTGTTTAAATATTAATTCACAGCGTATTGAACTATATAATGGTTCTACTCTAATCGGAAGCTATGCAACCGAAATTTCTAAAACTCCATCATCAGATCTTCGCTCAAATCCAAGAATGTACACCATTGAAATGAGGATACGTAGTAATTCTGTAAGGGTTTATTCTGGAGCAAGTAGTATTTTGCGATTCACAGCGTCGCTTGATGGTTATTCAGGTGGTTATGCCGGAGTTCAATCTGATGGACGTATTCTATGTGAATTAATAAGATTAGGAGATGCCTGGACTTATGAACCTTATGAAAGATTTGATGTAATCTTCCCAGATGGAACAAGAACGGAGTATGGGAGACTAGAAAGAACTGGTGTTACATGGGATAGTGAGTTTCAGGTTTTTACAGTTAACAGTGATGTGGAGGAAGCTTCAACAAGAAGTCAGGATATTTCCATGGATTATGATTTCTTTCACTCGGGGCTTTTATCATTGATCTGTGGAAATGACTATTCAGTAAAGATTGTGCCTAAGGACATTAATGTATGGATTTCGCGCCTATTTCTCGGGGATGCTGATGGTTTCTCGATTCTTTACTACCAAGACGTGGATAGCCTAGTCTATTGGGCAAATGAGGCGGCGTATCGATGGAAGCTTAGGGGGATTGCGATATGGTCTCTGGGACAGGAGGATATGAGGTTATGGGAAGCCTTACCTAAACAAATATAAATTAACACACTGAACCAAGAGTGTTTGCGATAATGCAGACACTCTTTTTATATATGCACCAATCATGAAGGAGGTAAAAATAATGAAGGAAATTTGGAGTTGGATACAAACTGCATTTACTGTACTTGGCGGACTCTTGGGATGGTTTTTAGGAGGTTTTGATGGATTTTTATATGCATTAGTGGCATTAATGGTGGCTGATTATATCACCGGTGTCATGTGTGCCATTGTTGAAAAGAAGCTATCAAGTGAAATAGGGTTTAAGGGCATCTTTAAAAAAGTGCTCATTTTTATTCTAGTTGGAATTGGACATTTGATTGATACGAACCTGATCGGAGATGGAAGTGTGCTCCGGACTGCCATTATCTTTTTCTATTGCTCCAATGAAGGAGTATCTATGCTAGAAAATGCTGGCCGGCTAGGACTACCAATACCAGAAAAATTAAAAGATATTCTTGTTCAGTTGCATAATAAAGGAGGTAAGGAACAATGAATCTAAGAAAACTTATTCTGACTGAAAATGCATGTTATAAGGCAGGAAAAAAGATTACACCGAAAGGTATCATGGTTCATAGCACCGGTGCCAACAATCCTTATCTTCGTAGATACGTTGGACCGGATGATGGTCTATTAGGTGTAAATCAGTACAATAATCACTGGAATCAGGATAGACCTGACGGAAGACAGGTTTGCGTCCATGCTTTCATTGGAAAGCTTAAGAATGGTTCAATTGCCACTTATCAAACTCTGCCATGGGACCATCGAGGGTGGCATGCTGGAGGAAGTGCAAATGATACACATATTGGCTTTGAAATATGCGAGGACGGATTGACCGATGCCACGTATTTTAATGCGGTTTATAAGGAAGCGGTAGAGCTTTGTGTTTATCTTTGCAAATTATACAATCTAACTGAAAAAGATATTATTGGCCATTATGAAGGCTATCAAAGAGGAATCGCAAGTAATCATGGTGATCCGAAAAACTGGTTTCCTAAGCATGGAAAGAGTATGGATACATTTCGTGCAGATGTAAAAAGCCTCTTAAGTGAAGGAGCTAAATCTGGAGAAACAGAGAAAAAGAAATACTACCGCGTTCAAATCGGTGCTTATTCCGTAAAAGCCAATGCAGAGGCCCAGCTTGCCAAAGCGAAAAAGGCTGGCTTTACGGATGCGTTTATAAAGTATGATTAACACTTTTACCTATGACCTGAGGAGTGTAATAGCTCTTCGGGTCATTTTTTTTTGACCTTTAGGGGTTCGAATCATTAGGGATTTTTGCATATAGGTGCAGGGGTCTACCTGTAGAAATGGAGGTTACCTATATGCAGATTACTAAAATTACAGATAAACAGGATCTACTATTAAATCCAAAAAGGAAATATCTAAGTGCCGAGGCTCTTCAAAGAGAATTTGATTATTATAGGGCGGAAAAGCTATTACATCAAATGCTTGATAAGGGTCTTATTTCAAAGGAAGAGTTCAACAAAATTATGCTATTAAACCGCGAAACTTTCTCACCTATGTTAGCACAGATAATGCCCTGAAATCGTTGATATATAAGGGTTTCAGAGGTAATATGTGACCTACCAAGAAGGAGGTGAGAGGATGAAAAAGATAACAAAAATAGAAGGAAATCTAGCCAACTCTTTTCTTAAGCCAAAAACACGAGTGGTTGCCTACTGCCGAGTTTCAACAGATAGTAATGAACAGCTAGTCAGCTTGCAAGCACAAAAGGCTCATTATGAGTCCTACATAAAGGCAAATCCAGAATGGGAATATGCAGGCTTATATTATGACGAGGGAATCAGCGGTACGAAAAAGGAAAATCGCTCTGGTCTTCTTAAAATGTTATCAGACTGTGAAACTGGGAAGATTGACTTAATTATTACAAAGTCCATCAGCCGATTTGCGAGAAATACTACAGACTGCTTGGAGATGGTTCGCAAACTGATTGACCTTGGGGTTCATATCTATTTTGAGAAGGAAAATATCAATACGGGGTCAATGGAAAGTGAGTTGATGCTTTCTATATTAAGCGGGCTTGCAGAAAGTGAGTCAATTTCCATTTCGGAAAATACTAAGTGGGCAATTCAAAGACGATTTCAGAACGGAACTTTTAAGATTTCATATCCACCATATGGTTATGACAACATTGATGGTCAAATGGTGATAAACCCTAAGCAGGCTGAAGTTGTGAAGTATATTTTTGCAGAGGTATTATCGGGAAAAGGTACACAGAAAATTGCAGATGATCTTAATCAAAAGGGTATTCCATCAAAAAGAGGTGGTCGTTGGACGGCTACTACCATTCGAGGGATTCTGACCAATGAAAAATATACTGGCGATGTTATTTTGCAAAAGACCTATACTGACCGCCATTTTAACAGGCACACCAATTATGGTGAGAAAAATATGTATCTAGTAGAAAACCACCATGAGGCAATTATCAGCCATGAAGATTTTGAAGCTGTGGATGCCATTCTCACTCAGAGAGCAAAGGAAAAAGGCATCGAAAAGCGCAATAACAAATATCAAAACCGATATTCTTTCTCCAGCAAAATTATCTGCTCGGAATGTGGCAGTACCTTTAAAAGACGGATTCATTCGTCTGGAACAAGAAAATACATTGCTTGGTGCTGTAGCAAGCATATAAGCCAGATAACGGAATGTTCTATGCAGTTCATTCGAGATGATGATATAAAGACGGCATTTGTTACGATGATGAATAAACTCATTTTCGGTCAGAAGTTCATATTAAAACCACTTTTGGATGGGTTACGTAACCAGAATAGTGCAGCGAGTTTTCTCAGAATTGAAGAGTTGGAAACTAAGATTGAAAACAACATGGAGCAGAGCCAGATGCTGACAGGTTTACTGGCCAAAGGATATCTGGAACCTGCTCTGTTTAATAAAGAAAAGATTTCACTGGAAGCAGAAAGAGAAAGACTTCTTGCTGAAAAGGATCAACTTACTCGTTCCATCAATGGCAATTTTGCAAAAGTAGACGAGGTTGACCGTCTGCTTAAGTTTACCACTAAGTCCAAAATGCTCAAAACCTATGAGGATGAGCTGTTTGAAAATTACGCAGAGAAGATTATTGTTTATTCACGAGAGATAGTTGGATTTGAATTAAAATGCGGAATCACATTGAAGGAAAGGTTGGTGAATTAGATGGGTCACATACCCTATGGATATAGAATTGAAAACGGTAAGGCTGTTGTGGATGAAATAGCATCGGAGCGGGTAAAAGAATTATTTTCAGGATACTTGGCAGGACTTTCTTTGAAGGGTGCTGCTAAAAAAGCTGGGATAGACTGCTACCATGCCACAGTAAGTAAGATGTTGCAGAATAAGCACTACCTTGGCGATGAATTCTACCCTCCAATTATTGATGAGGAGACCTTTGAAAAAGCCAGAGTAGAAAGACGAAAACGAGCAGAAAAGCTAGGAAGGATATGGGAGCCTAAAGATGAACCAAAAACGGATTATCCTGTAAAGTTCAAAGCAAAGTCTCTGGTGCAAAAATATGAAGACCCATACAAGCAGGCAGAATATGCTTACAGTTTGATAGAAAGTGAGGTGTAACCAGTGGCGGTAAGTAGGAATGTAACAGTGATTCCAGCAATTAAACGAGTCGGAAATAATAAAAATAGTGAAAGCAAACCCAAAATTCGAGTGGCTGCTTACTGCCGTGTTTCAACGGATAGTGAGGAGCAGGCTTCGAGCTATGACATTCAGATTGAGCATTATACAAATTATATTAAGAAGAACAAGGAATGGGAATTGGCAGGGATTTTTGCGGATGACGGTATCACAGGTACAAATACCAAAAAGCGTGATGAATTCAACCGCATGATTGAAGAGTGCATGGCAGGCAATATTGACATGATCATCACAAAATCCATAAGCCGATTTGCCAGAAACACGTTGGACTGCCTTAAATACATCCGTCAGTTAAAGGATAAAAACATCGCTGTGTTCTTTGAAAAAGAGAATATAAACACCATGGATTCTAAGGGTGAAGTCCTGCTGACCATTATGGCATCCCTTGCCCAACAGGAAAGCCAGTCCTTAAGCCAAAACGTTAAGCTGGGTATTCAGTATCGCTATCAGCAAGGTGAAGTTCAGGTCAACCACAAGCGTTTCCTTGGATACACCAAAGATGAAAATAAGCAATTGGTGATTGACCCAGAGGGTGCTGAGGTTGTTAAACGGATTTACAGGGAGTACCTTGAGGGTGCGAGCCTTTTACAAATAGCAAGAGGACTGGAAGCAGACGGTGTTCTAACAGCGGCAGGCAAAGCAAAATGGAGACCTGAAACACTGAAAAAGATACTGCAGAATGAAAAATACATCGGGGATGCACTCTTGCAAAAGACCTATACGGTTGACTTCCTTTCCAAAAAGCGTGTCAAGAATAATGGTATTGTTCCCCAGTATTATGTGGAAAACAGCCATGAACCTATCATTCCCCGTGACCTTTTTATGCAGGTTCAAGAAGAGATGGTTCGAAGAGCGAATCTCCGAGGCGGTAAGGGCGGTAAAAAGCGAGTCTATAGTAGTAAATATGCCTTATCGAGTATTGTTTACTGCGGGCAATGCGGTGATATTTACCGACGAGTACACTGGAATAACCGAGGTTACAAGTCTATTGTTTGGAGATGCGTCAGCCGTTTAGAGGAAAAAGGATCTGAATGTACGGCCCCTACCATAAACGAGGAGACATTACAGACAGCAGTGGTCAGGGCTATTAACGAACTTTTGGCTAACAAAGAGCCTTTCCTCTCAACCTTGCAGAAAAACATAGCTACCGTACTTAATGAAAAAAATGATAATGCCACCGATGATATTGATAGAAAATTGGAAGAGTTACAACAACAGCTCCTTATACAAGCAAAATCCAAGAATGACTATGAAGATGTGGCTGATGAAATTTATCGACTTCGGGAGTTAAAGCAAAATGCACTTGTAGAGAATGCAGAGCGAGAAGGGAAAAGGCAACGAATAGCTGAAATGACTGATTTCTTTAATGAGCAATCCTGCGAGTTAGAGGAATATGATGAACAGTTAGTAAGGAGGCTTATTGAAAAAGTTACGATTCACGATGGCAGGGTTGAAGTGGAATTTAAGTCAGGCATTAGTATAGACATTGAAAATTGAATAGAAATAGTTATTAGAATCTAACACCTTGCTGAAATGCAGGGTGTTTTTTAATGAGTCAATACAAATTAGTTTATTAGTATTTACAAATTAGTGGTATAATTTGTAATAGAGTAAATAGTGGAGGTGTAGACGGTGAATAAGAGCGTGACCTTTACAGTGGATGCAGATGTGTATGAGAAATTCTGCATCGCATTGAATTTAACAAATGAAATACAAGATGTTGCAGTGGAAAGCTGTATGCGTTGGTATATTGCAAAAACCTTTGAAAAAGCATCACAAGCCTATAACCCAAAAACAATAGCAAGACAGAATGAAGATACAAACAGGGATTTTTACGGAAAAGCAAATCAACGAATCCCAGTATGGGCTATAAAGTCGAATCAATATAACCACAAGATCATCCGTGCTTATTTTAAGGCGGTTGCCGCCACAGGTCGTGCTACCATAGATATGATGGAACGCTTATGCAGTGAAGAAAACAACCCGGAACTGTACGTGCCAACTTTTAAGAATAATTACTCACAGATGAAGTTGGATGGACCTAAAAGTCACGGTAAAGTATTTGAGGATGACGGTGAAACGGTAACTATCTGGCATGAGGTTGAAGATACGCTAATGAAATACAAATCGAGTTTTTGTGATTAAGGGAGCAAATTTATGCTTTAATAAGATAGGGGGATTACATAATGAGTAATCAATTAACAGAACGAGAAGTTTTACAACAATTGAATATTCCGGATTTTCGGTATATTACAAAAGATAAAATTATGACTTTTGCATCCATGCTGCAGAATATGGAGCCAGAAGTTGCAAAGAAAGCGTTAGAGCAATTCCCAGAGTTTGCAAAAATGGCTTTGGAAGTGCTGAAAGATTATAGAAGTGTCATGGAAAAAACACTGGATGGAAATTCAGCGAGTAGCAAGCAGTGCTATGACATATACAATGAAGTCATTGATGCCTTAAAGACTTGTTTGGCGAAGGGTGACTTGCCTTTCGAGGAGAAAAAATATTACATCGAAAAAATGATGGAAATTGCAAAAATGGCCGAAAGTAAGGATACAGAAAACAAAGGATTTAACTGGAGAATGATTTCGTTAGGCACATTGGCAGTCTTTACAGTTGTTGGTATAGGCGCAAGCATTCTTGGTGGTAACACTAATATTAAGTTGCCAAAACCAAAGCTATGATTATAGAAGGTAGGTAGTTAAATGTATGATTTTGACTTGAGAACACCTGATAGAGCGTATGATTTTTTACTTACTTTCTTTAATATGTCTGGAGAAGAATATATTGAAGAGCTTATTATCAATAGTAATAATGAGTTTGAAAAATTTTGGGATCGCAATGCAGCAAAGGTAAATAACATCAATATGGATACTATTAGAATATGGGGATTTCATGTTATAGGGTCTTTAGATGAATGCGGAGAAATTCATAGTCAAGGCTTAAAGAATCTCCAAAAGGTTTTATCTGGGGATACTCTATTAAGCAGAATGCTAAAATCCAATGGCGTATTTTTTGATGTGGAAAGACGTTTATTGTTCTATAAAGGTAAAGAGTACAATGTGGATTATGATTGGTATAGGAATAATGATTATTCAATGTCTCCGGAGAAATATCTCAAGCCGATTGCACATCGAGTTTATTACGACTATTGCGTTAATGGATTTATGATGAATGATGATATTTTTTCCTATGGAACAAATATTCATGAAAGACCAGAATTTTTGATGAAACTTTCCGCTGCTTTTCCGGATTTGAAAAAGATGGAGGAAGAATGGGCTAAACGTAGTAAAGGCTATAAAGTGAATTTTTACGCAACGATAGATCAAATCCATCGGTTCAATTTTGACTTAAATGATACTCAAGAAGAACTGACAGATGAGGAAATTGTACATATAAAACGGTGGATGGTAAGCCGTGCGATTGATCGAGCTAATAATAATTTGATTTCTGAAGTGTTCTTATATATAAAAGACGAAATAGATATTCCGCCTGAGCAAATAACCAGTTGTGAGGAAATATAGATTTTTGAGTACAGATGTTATTATAGACACTAGGATAACTGGAGTTCAGAATCTGTTGAAAGACACGACGGTTTGTTTAGTACTATTTGCGAATGAAGGTGAAAAATAATGAGAATAGGAAGAAATGATCCTTGTCCATGTGGTAGCGGCAAAAAATATAAAAAATGTTGTCTTGGAAAAGCTGATGATGTTTACTATTCTAATCCACTTAATCTTCTAGAAACCTATAAAAAAGTGCGAAAAGAATCGAGAATTAAAAGATGTCTACATCCTAAATCAGACGAATGCTCTGAAAAAATAATCGGGGCACATTCAATCCAAAACAATAAAATAATCAAGCGTTTATCTTCTAATGGTATAGTGTATATGCCTTGTCCAAAATCGGACAATCCATTTGCGCCAATGACTGTGTACGGTAGAAAAGAAGCAACTGTTTTTACAGGATTTTGTGGATATCACGATAAGACGGTATTTCAACCTATCGAGGATGGAATGTTTGACAAAAGCATACAGCATATTTTCCTTTATACATATAGATGTTTTGCCATTGAATATCATAAAAAGATAATTCTTAAATAA